TTCAACTCCATCTACACCAGGTGCGTATATGGAAGTAGTAAATGAATCTATTTCATATTCAAAACCACAAAAAGACTATTCTAAAATAGATAGCTTAATAACTGAAATTATTTGTAACCGCACAGGATTCTGTACCTGTGATTTTGATAATATATAATGAATTTAGAACAACTAGTTAAAGAAACTATAGCTAAATTAGTAGCAGAAAAAAATTTAACAGCTGCTGAAGAAAAAAAACGCGAAGAAATTGTTAAAGCAATGAAAAAGGATTTTAAAGGTCCTGCTCCTGCTATGTACGCAATCGCAACTAATAAAGCTAAAAAATTAGCTGAAGATGGTTTAAATGAAGATTATGAAGTAGCGATGGCACAAGATTCATTAGATTCTATTATTCGTGCTGCTATGATGTTAAAAGCTCAAATGGGTGATAAAGAAGTTAACCTGCCAGCTTGGATTCAAGATCACATTACTAACTCTGAAAACTATATTTACCAAGCAGCTAAAGGATATCATGAATCATCTGCTCAAACTAATGATGAAGCAGGTGAATCAGAAGAAATGGATGAAGGGTACAATTTCGAACAATCAGCTATCGAATCAGCATCTGGTGATAAAATAAGCCATACTGAAGAAGATGATTATGGTCGTACTGTTTATTGGAGTACAAAAAATCCTAATGTAAATTACTTTGTAGGACAAGGTGGTGAATTTGAAGGAAAAATTTATTTATATAATGGTGAAACTGGTGAACGTTACCCAATTGGTGATTTAAAACATTATGGTGATGGACAAAATCATTCAGCTGATGATGATATGCATGAAGCATTTCAAGCAAAATCATCATTTGATGACTATTCAGTTGGAGATAATGTTACAGTAGCTGGTAAGAAAGCTAAAATTACCAATATGAAAATGGATGATGAAACTGGAGAACGCAGAGCTCGAGTTAAATTTGAAGATGGTTCAGTTAAAGAAGTATCAATTAATGCATTAAACGAATCAAAAGAATTAGAAGAATTCATGATTCGTAGATGGCAATATTACGCAGGAATTAAATAATTTCTACCCCGCTATAGTCTCAGTATTGTAGCTCTGGTGCATCTTCTGAAAAGAGGATGCACTTTTTTTCGCTTTGATTATATCCGCATATATTTATAGCAGACTCAAATATACCATGTCTATATGGTATTCGTAAAATAAATTCATATTAAGATTCACTAATAATCTTATTTCCAAATTAAAAAATTAAGGACAAAAAAATGAGTAAGCAAAACTTAAAAGATGTAATTGCTGAAGCTAAGACTATTCGCGAAACCGCTTTAGTTCAAGCTAAACTTGCTCTTGAAGAAGCCTTTACTCCTCATTTACAATCTATTTTAGCTGCGAAATTAAACGAGCTAGAAGAAGATAAAGATGAAGATGAAGCTTTAGAAAACATAGCAGAAGAAGCAATGGAAGAAACTCTTGATCTAGAAGCTTTGTTAGCAGAAACAGAAGATGAAAATCTTGAAGAAGCTAAGAAAGACGAAGAAGGAGAAGAAGACAAAGCTGGCGAAGAAGCTGGTGAAGAAGGTGAAGAAAAAGCAGATGAAAAAACTGAAGAAGAAGTTGATATCACTGAATTGTCACCTGAAGAAGTTGAAGATTACATTCGTAAAATTGCTGCTGAAGAATTCGAAAAATTAGAAGCCGGCCAAGGTGAAGAAATTCCAGGAATGGGAGACGAAATGGGTGGTGAAGAAGAAATCGATTTAGATGCAGAATTAGGAGAAGGTGAAGATATCAACTTAGACGAAATGAAGGACGAAGACGAAGATAAGAAAATGGAAGAAAACATCGAATCAGAAATTTCTGAAGATGATATCAACATTGACGAATTGTTAGCTGAATTCGGTCTTTCAGAAGAAGAAGAAGTAGAAGAAGGTTATGGCAAAGATGAAGATGATTCTAAATCTAAAATGGAAGAAGAATTAGCTCAAGCTTTAGCTACAATCGATGAACTTCGTTCAACATTACAAGAAGTAAATTTGTTAAATGCAAAATTACTTTACATGAACAAGGTATTCAAAGGCCAAAACTTAACTGAATCACAAAAGGTTCAAGTAGTTAAAACATTTGATAAAGCAGAATCTGCAAAAGAAGCTAAATTAGTATACGAGTCATTAACTTCAACTTTTATTAAAAAAGAAGAAAAAGCTCCTATTAAAGAATCTTTAGGATTCGCTTCAAAAGCATCAGGAATCATTGCAGGATCTACAAATAGAAACCAAGTAATAGATTCAGATGCACAAGTAGACCGTTGGGCTAAACTAGCGGGATTAAAATAAGTAATTAATTATAATTTTTAAAAAAAAATGAACGTACAAAGTCTTTTAGAAAGCGCAAACCCATGGACTGACCGTCAAAACGAAGCTACTAAGTTAGTTTCTAAGTGGGAAAAAACAGGTTTATTGAAAAACCTATCAAGCGAATACGATCGTAACAACATGTCTGTAATCTTGGAAAACCAAGCTAAGTCATTAGTACAAGAAGCCAACGTAACAGGTGGAACAACTTCTATGTCTGGTGGAGCTGGTGAGAACTGGGCTGGTGTTGCTTTACCGTTAGTTCGCCGTGTATTTGGTGAGATAGTTGCTAAGGAATTCGTTTCCGTACAACCAATGTCTTTACCTTCTGGTCTAGTATTTTACTTAGACTTCAAATATTCTGCATTAGGAATGGCTGATACAACTAATGGTAAAGGTGGATATGGAACAGGATCATTATATGGTAATCAAGCTGATGCTCATCCAAACGTAGCAAACTTAGAAGTTGCTGGTGGTTTGTATGGTCAAGGCCGTTATGGTTACTCAATCAACACAACAGCTTCTATCGCTGCTGCTGTTACTGGTACTGCTACTTTAGCTGATTTCAACTACGATTCAGCAGTTTCAGCTTCTCAAGCTGCTGCAGGTGCTGTTAAAACTGTATTATTCCCAACTGCTTCTTTAGTTAATTTCGATGCTTTAGCTACTAAATCATTCTTAATTAAGTCTGGTTCTACAGTATACAATGCTAACGTATTGCAATCTTTCACTAAAATTTCTGGTGCAAATATTCAATTCGTATTAGCTGGTGGTGTTGCTGCATTAAATGGTAACTATGATGTTGACTACTCAGTACAACCTACAGTTGCTGCTCGTGGTGATTTCGAAGATGCTTCTGGTGCTGGATATCCAAACGCTGAATCAACTACTCAAATTGCTATTCCTTCAGTGGATATCAAATTAAAATCTGAAGCTATTGTTGCTAAAACTCGTAAGTTGAAAGCTCAATGGACTCCAGAATTTGCTCAAGATTTGAACGCTTACCACTCAGTAGATGCTGAATCAGAAGTAACTTCAATGATCTCTAACTACATCGCAATGGAAGTAGATTTAGAATTGTTGGGTATGTTATTTGAGAACGCTGCTACTACAGGTTACTGGTCAGCTGCTAACAATACATTCTGGAATGGTTCAGGATTTACAACAGTTAACACTGGAACTACTTCAGGTAACTTAACTGGATATTACAACTCACAAGGCGAATGGTTCCAAACTATCGGAACTGTATTGCAACAAGTTTCTAACAAAATTCACCAAAAGACATTACGTGGTGGTGCTAATTTCATGGTTTGTTCTCCATCTGTAGCTACAATATTGGAATCAATCCCAGGATTTGCTACTGACGGTGATGGTGAGAAATCAGAATTTAACTTCGGTATCCAAAAGATCGGTTCATTAAATTCTCGTTACAAAGTTTACAAGAATCCATACTTAACTGGTAACTCTATCTTGATGGGTTATAAAGGTGGTCAATTCTTAGAAACTGGTGCTGTTTATGCTCCATACATTCCGTTAATCATGACTCCATTGGTGTACGATCCAGAAACATTTACTCCACGTAAAGGTTTGATGACTCGTTACGCTAAGAAAATGGTTCGTCCTGAATTCTACGGTAAAGTATTTGTTCACGGATTAGAAACATTAGGATACTAGTCTTAACTCAATAGAGTAAAAAAGAATGGCCGACGCAAAGCGTCGGCCTTCTTTAACTCTAAAACAAATAATAATCAAATATATTCTTCAACTAATTGGAATAATTGCTTATTAATAGCAATATCATCTTTTATATTATTAACACCTGATAGTGGCTTACCATGTACATCAATTAGTACATTATTTTTAGTTAATCCTTCCTGAACGCGATTATATACAGTATATAAATCATTATCAACATCTTCTTTACGACGAACATCTAATAATTGATTAACAATATGACGTTCAACATCATCACCAAAACGTAGACGAGCAGCACGTTCTGCTAAATCATTCATTTCGTCTTTATTTAAATCAACATTAGCCATTTTATTTAATTTATTCATAAACTCATTAACATTATTTACAGCAGAATAAATAATATTAGGTAAATTATCAAATGATTTTTTAGTATGTGATATGTTATTTTCCCATGTCGTATCCATAGCCCATAAACCATTACTACATACTTGACGATATACTCCTAAGTCCATATTAAGTGGAGAACTACCACATACTTTATTAGAAATAGATAACTGTGATTTACCTTCGTTTTTTGATTTAACATTTAAATTTAAATCAGGATGTGTTAGTTTAACAAAATGTTGTGTTACTTGACCATTTTTACTTTTACGTTTTTCAGCAACACCATCAATATTCCATCCTGAATCAATTAATGGATTTAAAATATCTTGTGTGTTAATAGTATATGGTTTACTTTTGATCAATTGATTATCTCTATAATCAGAATTGATAGACGGGGCAAAAGCTAATGCTTTTTCAAATGAATTTACTGGAATAAAATTGTTTCTTCTCATGTTGTTTATTGTTTATTGTTTATCTTCTTCTTCGAATGTGTAGTATACTTTATCTTGATAAAATGAAAAATACATTTTAAAATCTTTATCGCAATCTCTATTTTTAGAAAAGTAAATAGTACGTTGTAATCTATCTCTAGAACGTTCAATGTGAGCCATTGAATCCGTCATGTGTTTGATTCGGTTAGAACCTACAAAATCATCTCCTTTAGTTACTTGTTGTACATTAATAAATGATGTATAATAACTACCTTGATTTTGTCCTTTTTTAACACGATCTTCTAAACCTAATAACCAACGCTCCGCAAAATATTCAGTTGTTTTATATTGCTCTTTATACATTCCAACAACTTCTGCTAATGAATCAACAACTACTACATCCCATCCTTGATCAAATGTGTGTTCAATAGCTGATTTAATATTTTGAGCATAGTTTTTAGCAAATAATACTGGAATATTATTGAATTGAGGTAATCGTTTGCAATATTTGTAATAACCAATCTCATCCATTTCAGCGGATACAAATAAACATTTATATCCTTGATCAATTAGTTTAGAAACCATATCTAGTGCTACAGTTGTTTTACCTGTACCTGGTCCTCCTACTAATACCATATTAACAGCAGGCATAATACCACCATCAGTAGATAAAATTACATCTAATTCAGAATTAGTTTTTAACGGTTCAAATAAAGAATTACTAAAATTTAAACTGTTATTGTAAATGATTTTTATGGATGAAGGATCGAAATCTTCAATTACGTCTTTTGATTTTGTGGGACGTCCTCGTTTAATTAAATTTTTCATATTATTATTTGTTTTTGTTGTCATAAAGATAATTGAGAAAATATTTTATCTCACATTTTTTATCTTTTGTATAATATAAATGTAACCAAGAAATATTGTTTTTTACATATTTATCACTGATAACTAAAACAAGTTTTATGAGTTCAAATCACCATAGTGACGAGATTTTTTCGGAAAAACGTAAACCAAAAAATCCAATTAAATTTCAACTTCAATTAAATGAAGAACAAAAAGAAACAAAAGCTAAAATACTAGAAAATGATATAACAATCATTACAGGACAAGCAGGAAGTGGTAAAACATTAGTAGCAGTTCAAACGGCATTAGATCAATTATTCAACAAAGAAGTTGAAAAAATTATTATAGCACGACCAGTAGTAACAGCTAAAGAAGAGATCGGCTTTTTACCTGGTGGGATAAAAGAGAAATTAGATCCATTTGTTGCTCCAATATATGATAATGCATATCGTTTATATGAAAAAGCAAAAGTAGACTTGTATTTTGAACGTGGACAAATCGAAATTGTACCATTTGCGTTCATGCGTGGACGTAACTTTTCGAATGCATTCATTATAGTAGATGAAGCACAAAACGTTACTGATTCACAAATGGAAATGGTAATATCTCGTCTATGTAAGGGAAGTAAAATGGTGATTGTAGGCGATACTACTCAGATAGATTTAAAATCTAAAAAAGATTCTGGTATGTATTTTCTATCTAAACAAGTAGCTGGATCTGTAAAAGGAGTAGCTGCTGTTACATTAAAAACAAACCACAGACACCCAATTGTAGAATCAGTTTTGAACATGTATAAAGAACTTAGAGATTTATAATGGCATTAACGTTATTGAATATTAGTGGGAGTGGTGGTTTTACCTTTATTAATGTAAATAATCAAGGAGGAACCAGTATTATTATTTCTGGTTCAGTAGAACCAACACCAACACCAACTGTAGGCCCTACTAATACCCCATCACCAACACCAACAATAACATTAACTCCAACTTCTACTCCTACTCCAACAATAACATTAACCCCTACTGTTACTCCTACTCCAACAATCACATCAACTCCAACATTAACTCCAACAATAACCCCTACAATTACTCCATCTCCAACAGTAACTCCTACTGGAACCCCAACAATAACACCAACATCAACCCCAACAATGACCCCTACCCCTACAATCACCCCAACTCCAACTTCTGGGATTGTGTCTTCTGGATTAATATTTGATTTACGAACAGCACCTTCTTCAGGAACAACATGGACTGATGCTTCAGGTAATGGATATAATGCAACTTTACAAGGTTCACCTTCATACACTGGCTCATTTGGTGGTGGTATAAAATTAAATAACTCTGGTCCAAACGGGTTTGGTAATGATTATATTAGTGTTCCTTACAATATAGGTAGTAGTACTGTAACTGTTGAAGTTATAGCATCATTTAATCCAAATGGGTTTTGGGCATCCATTTGGGGTAATGAATCTTGGAGTGCAAATAGAGGATATGCAGCATACGTTGCGCCAGCAACATCTATAAATTTTGGTAGACCTGCTCTTCAAACTTCAGAAACTATAACTGCAAGTAATAATGTTAGACAATGGATTTTTGTTATTAATGGTGCACTAGGTAGCCTATTTTTAAATGGTTCACAAGTTGGAACAACTGATAATATTGGTAATCAGTCTCTTTTTGCTACATCTGAATTTTATTTTGGTGCAAGACATACTAATAGTGGAATTGGACCAGCAGATAGAATGAATAGTACAATTGCTGCAAACTACCCTGTATTTTATCAAATGAGATTATATAATAGAGCACTATCAGGCTCAGAAATAACCCAAAATTATAACGCAATAAAAGGAACGTATGGGATATAATATTTATTGGATTATTTAATATTTATAACAAACACTACTTTTTAATTAATGGCTAATATACCTATATATCCTGGTTCATCATCCTTTGCTACTGGATCAACCCCATTTGGTTTTTATGATTCTGATTCTGCTTTTAGAACAGATGCTGATAAAGTAGTAACATGGAGTGCTCGTCGTTTAGGATATCCAATTGAAAATATAGAATTACAAGATATTCAATTTTATGCTGCATTCGAAGAAGCAGTAACTACGTATGGTAATGAAGTTTACCAATGGAAAATTAGAGAAAATTATTTATCATTTGAAGGTTCGTCAACTGGATCCGTTCTAAATAACCAAGTAATTACTCCTACTTTAGGTTCTCAAATTAGAATTGCTTCTACTTATGGGTCTGAAGCTGGTGCTGGTGGTAACACCAAATACTATACAGGTTCTATTAATATTACTGCAGGTCAACAAAATTATGATTTGAATGCTTGGGCTGCTCAATCAGCATCTTTATCTTCAAGTGATACTATTGAAATCAAACGTATATTATATGAAGCTCCCCCAGCAATTGTTAGATATTTTGATCCTTATGCTGGTACAGGTACAGGTATTCAATCATTATTAGAAACATTTAATTTTGGTGCTTATTCTCCAGGTATTAACTTTATGTTGATGCCATTGAATTTTGACTTAATGAAATTGCAAGCAATTGAATTAAATGATCAAATTAGAAAATCAGCATTTTCATTCGATATAGTAGATAATCAATTAAAATTATTCCCTATTCCGACTACAAGTTATAGTTTATTTTTTAACTATATAAAAGTTTCAGAAAGAAATAGTCCATTTATAAGTGGTTCTGCTACTAATTTGGTAACTAATGTTTCTAATGTACCTTATCAGAATCCAGTATATTCTCAAATAAATTCAATTGGTCGCCAATGGATTTATCAATATACATTAGCTACAGTTAAAGAAACATTAGCTTATGTTCGTGGTAAGTATACTAGTGTACCAATTCCTGGAGCTGAAGTAACATTAAACCAGGCAGATTTATTAACAGATGCTAGATCAGAAAAAGCATCATTATTAGAAGTATTGAGAGGAACATTAGATGAATCTTCTCGTAATAAACAAATGGAAAAACGTTCGGCAGAAGAAGATTATTTACAAAAAACATTAAATAATGTTCCTTTACCAATTTATATATTTTAATTATGAAGTTAATAGATATACTTTCTGAAGCTACATTCGAAACTTACTTTATGCAAGTCATAATTAAGATTGATAAAGATAAATCTAATAATACTGAGGTATACAATCAAATTAGAGGAATTAAAGATATTATTGTAATTAAAATTGTTAGTAATCCTAAATTAGAAGCTATGTCTGATGACAGGTATGATTATGAATTACTAGAAGTTAAATTTATTAATGAAGGAACCCCAGAAGAAACTATTTCAATGATTAAAGATAATGCTTTAAAAATTTTAGGATTAGTTAAATTCTTCCCACGTGCAAAATCATTACTAAAAATTAGAAATTACTAATATGGCATTATATGGAGGTTCTAGAGATATATCATTTATTAGACATATAAATAAAGAACTAATAAATAATATTATTGAACAACAAGTTGGTTATTATATATTAGCTTTAGATAAAACCCCATCTAATCTATATGGAGAATCTCTTCAAAAAACATATAACGATCCTGTTTTAGTAAATTGTCTAATAGAAAGAACGCCACCTACGTGGGTAGAAACTGATCTCGGGACAGATGTTACTCAAGATATTACTGTGCGTTTTCTGCGTGATATCCTCGTGGATATTCAACTTATTCCTAAGGTTGGTGATATAGTATTATGGGAAGAAAGTTATTATGAAATTAGTAGCTTAATTGAAAATCAATTAGTTGTAGGTAAAGATCCATCATACTCTTATTCTAATTCTACAGATGATTTTGGTTCAAGTATATCTATTATTGTAACAGCTCAATATATCCGCCCAGAAAAAGTGGGTTTAAGTAAAGAACGACTATAATGGCTAAAATATTAAAACCAATTCCTAAAAATCAATCACAAGTATTGCAGGAAGCATTAGTTCCTTCATACAATCGGATATCGAAAGCGCCGAGTGATACTGTTTTTAGCCAAAATAGAGCAAAAGAAATATCATTTAAAAATAAAAACATCAAAGATTTTTCAGTTTCGCTAGAAGATCATGATGAAGTTATAAAATATTATTTTGAAAATACAATTAAACCTACAGTAGTACAGAATGGTAATCATCTTCCTGTACCTATAATTTATGGTTCGCCTGAACGTTGGAAATCTGTTCAAGCTGATGGTGTTTATCGTGATAAAGATGGAAAATTAATGGCTCCTATTATCATGTATAAAAGGGATACATTAGAAAAAAATCGTACTTTAGGAAATAAATTAGATGGTAATAAAGTTCATAATTACCAAATATTTGAACGTAAATTTAATTCAAAAAATCAATACGATAAATTTTCTATTTTAACTAATAGACAACCATCCAAAGAATATTTACTATCTGTTATACCAGATTATGTTACTTTAACATATTCTTGTGTTATTTTTACAGATTATGTAGCTCAAGTTAATCCTATTATAGAAGCTATTAATTTTGCATCTGATTCTTATTGGGGTGATTTCTCCCGTTTTAAGTTTAGAGCAAGAATAGATTCATTTAATACAACTAATGAAGTAAATACTGAAGATGGTCGAGTAGTTCGTTCAACATTTAATATAATATTGCAAGGATATGTTATTCCTGATGTAATTAATAAACAAATTGCTAATGCTGATTTATATTATGGAACTTCTCAATTAATATTTATGGTGGAGACAACATCTGAAGATCTTAATGCTTTAGGTGCTGAAGCACAAACAGTAACCACATTACCAATGAATTCAACAACTATATTTGAAGGTGGAAGTAATATAACTGTTGAAGGAAGCAGTTTAGGAGATGCATTGTATCTAGCTATTACCGTAGGTAAAAGAGCTACTACAGTTACATCAAACACAGCAATATTCTCACCAGCAAAATTAGCTCAACCTCCAGCAGGTTCTACTTTACCTGCTACTTCTAAATTTAGTTTTGTATTCTATGCTAATGGTGTTTTTATTCCTCATGATTATATAACATCATTTGTTGATAATAATGATAATACTTGTACTTTAACTATTGATGCCAACGGGTTAGGTTATTATTTAACAGATAAAGAAATATCAGCTATAGGTAAATTCCAATAATATGCCCTTAATTACATTAGATCAAATATTGTCTCCTTTAAGATTAGATCCAAACGATCCATTAAGACTTCTTATGTCTGGTAGTTTTTCTGTAACTGGTTCTATAAATGCTAGACAAACTAATGCTAATATCCCTGCATTAACCATCTCAGGTTCTCAAAATACAGTTAATGTTAGCGGTTCCTTTACTAGTTCAATCAATATCAATAATACAGTTGTTGTAGATGCTAATGGAATTGATGGAGATACTGAATATAGTGGTAGCTTCTAAAATTGTTTGATATTTATATACAGCCCTACATAGGTGTCTTGAAGTATATACTGTAAAAATTAGCAAATGTCTCAAAATATTAAGCTCAGAAGAAGCGCCCAACCTGGTCGTGTCCCTACTATAGATCAATTACAATTAGGGGAAATAGCATTAAACACATACGATGGTAGGTTATTTTTAAAACAAGACATCAATGGTACTGAGACTATCATTGCTGTAGGTGAAAGTTCTTCACTTGCTGTATCAGCTTCATATGCTGTAACTGCTTCTTATGCTAATACTTCTACATCTGCTTCATATTCATTAACAGCATCCTATGCAATAAACGCAACATCTGCGTCTTATGCTATAACAGCATCTTATGTTCTAAATGCAATTTCATCTTCTTATGCTGCTACTGCATCTTCAGCTGATGATTTTACAGTAAGAGGAACTTTAACAGCTCAACGAATAGTAGTTCAAACTATTACTTCATCTACCGAGTATGTTACTGGATCTACAATATTTGGTTCTTTATTATCAAACACTCACCAATTTACAGGTAGTGTTAGTATAACAGGTTCATTAGGAATTAATGGAGTTAATTACGCTACTACTTCAGGAAGTGTTTCTACTCGCTTAACCGATTTAGAAGCATTTAGTTCATCATTAGATAATACATTTGTTACAGAAGCTGAACTTAATGCAGCTACTGCTTCATTATCTAGTTCAATATCTTTATTATCTGGAAGTTTTTTATCTTTTAGTGGTTCTTATAGAACAGGTTCATTTACTGGATCTTTTAAGGGTGATGGTTCTGGTGTATTGAATGTTGTTAGTTCATCATATTCTTTAAGTTCATCTTATGCTTTAACATCATCATACGCTAGTAACGTTGATGTAATTATAAGTGGTACTCTTGATGGTAATATAAATGACATACCAGTATTTGTTGGTAGAACATTATTATCAGGTAGTATAATGCGTAGTAGTGGTAGTACCTCAGGTAGTACTACTATAGTTGTAAGTGGAAGTTTTAAAACAAATAATAATTCTACATTTGGTTCTTTACTAAATGACACGCATCAATTTACAGGATCTGTTTTTATAACGGGTTCTGCTACATTATCTGGTTCAATACGAGCAGATGCGTTTTTCGGTGATGGATCTTATTTAACTAATGTAGGTTATACAGAAAAATTATTTTTTGTTTCTGAAGACGGAAGTGATACAAATGATGGCAAAACACAAAACTATCCATTTAGGACAATAAAGGCAGCAGTTCAAGCAGCATCTGCTAGTATAGCATCACAAACCTCAAGCTTATCTAATCCTTACAGGGTAAGTATTCAAGTAGCTCCAGGTTACTATACTGAACAAGCTCCAATTATAATGCCTAAATATACTTCTATTATAGGTAATGATTTAAGAACAACAATAGTTAGACCAACAACAGCAACTAGTGGATCAAATCTATTTTTAGTTGATAATGCTGATTATTTTTATGGATTAAGATTAGAAGGATGTTCAGTAGATGATTTAGAAAATCCAAGACATGGATTTTTCTTTGCTTTTGCTCCTGGAGCGTCTATCTCAACATCTCCATATATTCAAAACTGCTCATCAATCAACACTCCATTTGATAAGTTTTATGTACCTTTAGATTCAGGTTCCAACCCACCAAATCCATTAGTAGGTAATGGACCTGGGGGTATGATAGTAGATGATTCTGTTTTAAGTGGTTATTCACCTCTTAAATCAATGATTGTTGACGCTTACACACAGGTTGCATTTAATGGTATTGGAATTTGTGTAAGAGGTAGAGGATATGCTCAATTAGTATCGTTCTTTACAAACTTTAGTAGAGTTGGTGTTTACTGTATGGATGGGGGTCATGCCTCATTATTAAACTCAAATACTACATTTGGTGATTTCGGATTAAGAGCTAGTGGTTCTCGAATTTTAGTAGTTCCTGATGTTGCTCCTATTAGTTCATCTATAGATATTTCTGGTTCATTATTGCTTACTGCTAATAAATCATTTATTCAAAACTACATGATTAATAAATTAGTAGCATCTGGTAGTTTTAGTGGATATTATGTTAGTGGAAGTGGAGCTTTTTATGAATCAACTATTAGAGATAGTGGATTATTAATTGATGCTCTTTCTAGTGATTTATTAGTTCCTAAAGCAGGAAGAACATCTCAATTTATCCAAGGATTTTACGCAGGACCTAATTTTTCAACGGGTAGTAATTATCAAACACCTATACCTTCAGGTTCAACTTTATCAAAATCTCCTACATTAACATATCCAAATTTACCAAATATTGGGGGCCAAGGTTTAACTAGTGATTTTATAAGATCTTGGGGGTATATTAAAGAATACATAGTAAATGATCCTGATAGTAAATTTACTACTATGACTAGCCAAGGAAAAGGTAAAGTAACTCAAATGGTTAATACTATTATAACCACAGTAGATTCAGTACAAAGTGGTTCAGTAGAAAGTCTTAACTATACACAAGAATTTGGTTCATTAATTACATCAACTTCACATGACTTTTCATATGCTGGTTCTGGAGTTAATTTCTTAGCATTACCTGCTAACCAAGGCGGTGTAGGTGAACCAAATGTTGATATAAGAATATTTGAAGAAGCCGGTGGTAGAGTTTATCATACATCAGGTGACGAAACTGGTGACTTTTATGCTGGTAATGATTTTATCATTAGACAAGCAACAGGAACTATTGAAGGTAGAACATTTACCAAAGCAATAACCGCCCAAATAACCCCAATTAATTTAGCATTAGAAACTTACTCATAAAAACATGGCAACAACTCCATTACCGTTAAATAAATTTAGATTACTAGCTACTAGTTTAAACAGTGGTAGTAATCTAATATACAGCTCAAGTTTAGATGTATCTACTATTGTTTTGTCTTGTCAAATTACAAATCTTAGTGCAAACACACAATATACTACAGTACAGTTAGCAAAAAGTGGTTCAGTTAGTATGATAACACTATTAAAAGATGGTGCTGTTCCTGTATCTGAATCATTAAGTCCTTTAGCTGGAAAATTAGTTTTAGAAAGAGGCGACCAATTTTATATTACAAGTGCTGTATCTGGTTCATTAGATGCTGTACTTTCTGTTCTTGAAAACGCAAATAATTAAAATAAATGGCAAGATTAGTAGGTAGAAGACCCGTAGAAACAAAAGTTAATGCCTTAAATTCAGGCAGTATACCTATATACAATTCAGATCTTAAGTCCTGGGATACTATTCATCTTAGTGAAGTAACAGGATCTGTTTTTCCTTTTACTGGTTCTGCTATTATCTCAGGATCATTAACGGTAAGTGGCTCAACTAATATAGTTGGGACAACAGGAAATACATTATTAAGTACTAATGCAGATACTTTAATATTTACTGGTTCATTATATACTTCGGGTTCAATTATATCTACTGGAAGTTTAGAAGTTAAAGGAGGTATTACTGGTTCATTATTAGGTACTGCTTCATTTGCTTCAAATGCTGGAAATTCTATAAGTTCATCTTATGCTGCTACTGCATCATCAGCAGATGATTTTAATGTTAGAGGTACATTAACGGCACAAAGAATAGTAGTTCAAACTATTACATCTTCAACAGAATATGTAACAGGATCTACTCAATTTGGTTCATTATTATCTAACACCCACCAATTTACTGGTTCAGTATCAATAACTGGATCTTTAGAAGTAAATGGTAGAAATTATATAAACGATTCTTCTTCATTTGAATCTCGAATCACAACTAATTCTTCATCATTTGCTAATTTTTCAGGAAGTTACATTAATGAGTCCTCATCATTTGCTTCACGAGTAACAACTAATAGTGCATCCTTCGCTACATTTTCTGGAAGCTATATAAACGAAAGTTCATCATTTGCCTCCCGAATTACTACAAATAGTGCCTCGTTTGCAACATTTTCTGGAAGCTATATAAACGAAAGCTCATCATTTGCTTCAAGGGTAACAACTAACAGCGCTTCGTTTGCTACTTTCTCCGGAAGTTATGTAAATGAATCTTCATCGTTTGCTTCACGAATAACAACTAACAGCGCTTCGTTTGCAACATTCTCAGGAAGCTACATTAATGAATCTTCGTCTTTTGCTTCTAGAATCACTACAGATAGTTCATCATTTGCAACGTTTTCAGGCAGTTATATAAACGAAAGTAGTTCATTTGCTTCTAGAATAACAACTAACAGTTCAAGTATATCATCTTTGTCTGCTAGTTTTAGAGAATTTAGTGGATCGTTCATGACTGGTTCATTTACCGGATCATTTACGGGCTCATTATTAGGAACTGCAAGTTATGCTTTGCAAGCATTAACAGCATCAAATGCAAACACAGCTTCATATATAAGAAATGCTCAAACAGCATCATATGTAACTCAAGCACAAAGTGCTTCCTATTGGTCGGGATCAATTATAAATGCTGAATCCGCATCATATGCAACAACAGCAGAAAATGCCCCACTTTATTTACCATTAGTAGGAGGAACATTAACAGGGAATTTAATATTAAATCAATATGATCTATCAGCAGCAAACATAAGAAATCTTGGATATGGATTTCCAGCTGCCCAAATCTCCACAGATGGAAATAAACCAATCTCAATTATTACAAACGTTGAAGCCGTAAAATTTTGGAATACAAGTAATGTAACTATCCAAGATGGTGGAACTCATGTTGATAATGGATTTAGATTAGATATAAGTGGTTCAGGTAGATTTACTGATGGGTTAACAGTAACTGGTTCAACAAAATTAGCATCACCAAACGGAATACCATTAATACTTGATCATTATAATGCATCACCAAACCAAAACACATTACTTGGGTTTTATGACTCAGGTAGTGCAGTATGGAATATTGGTAATTCAGGAACTACTGATGATTTTATTATATATAACCCACAAACATTTGCAATCCCATTACGGATTGGACAAAATAACAGTACTCAATTAAATGGAAATTTAGGTGTTACAGGTTCTTTACAAGTAACTAATGGTATTACAGGTTCATTATTAGGAACTTCAAGTTACGCAGTACAAGCATTATCCGCTTCATATGCTTTACGAGCAGTAAGTGCGTCATATACTGCAACAGCATCTTCAGCTGATGATTTTACTGTAAGAGGTACTTTAACAGCACAAACAATTGTTGCTCAAACAATTACTTCATCTACTGAATTTATAACAGGTTCTACTAAAAATGGATCGTTATTAACTAATACACATCAATTTACTGGATCAGTTAGTATAACAGGCTCATTAGAAGTAAATGGTAGAAACTACATTAATGATTCCTCATCATTTGAATCACGAATTACTACAAATAGCTCATCGTTTGAATCTAGAATAACAACTAATAGTGCCTCATTTGCATCATTTTCTGGAAGTTATGTAAATGAGAGTAGTTCATTTGCTTCAAGAATAACAACTAACAGTGCTTCATTTGCTGCTTTTTCTGGTAGTTACATAAATGAATCGTCTTCGTTTGCTAGTAGAATAACAACTAATAGTGCAAGTATATCTGCATTGTCTGCTAGCTTTAATGTATTTAGTGGATCGTTTATGACAGGTTCATTTACAGGTTCGTTTACTGGTTCTGTGTTAGGAACATCAAGTTATGCTTTACAAGCATTAACAGCTTCTAATGCTAATACTGCATCTTCTGCTGATAATTTTACTGTAAGAGGTACTTTAACAGCACAAACAATAATTGCTCAAACCATTACATCATCTGTTGAATATATTACCGGTTCAACTCAATTTGGTTCATTACTTTCAAACACACATCAATTTACTGGATCTGTTGAAATAACAGGATCGTTATCTATAAATGGTAGAAGCTACACAAATGATTCTTCTTCATTTGCCTCAAGAATAACAGATAATAGTGCTTCATTTGCATTATTTTCAGGAAGTTATGCTAATGAAAGTGCATCATTTGCAAGCAGAATTACTACAAATAGTTCATCATTTACTACTTTTTCAGGTAGTTATATAAATGAATCATCTTCATTTGCTTCTAGAATTACTACTAACAGTGCAAGTATATCTAATTTATCTGCTAGTTTTAATGTGTTTAGTGGTTCATATAATACAGCTTCATTTACTGGATCCTTTAAAGGAGACGGAGCCGGATTATATAACATTCCCGCAAGCGGCATTACAGGATTAAATTTATCTCAAATTGCTTCAGGTTCAGCTACTGCTTCAATTTCTCCAGTTGAAGGGTTTAGAGTAAATACTAATACCGAAATTACAGGTTCATTAATTGTAACAAATGGGATTACAGGCTCGTTACAAGGTACTGCATCATATGCTTCTAATGCTAATTTATTAGATGGAAAAGACAGTTCAGTATTTGCTAATACAGGTTCAAATTCATTTAGTGGAAGTCAAACTATATCATCAGGTTATAAATTATATGTTGATGGAGTTGAAAATCTTACAGGAAATACATTAAATTTATTTGGTGATGTAAAATTCAATGGTAATGTAGTTGATGTACCTAATGATTTAGCAGTAACAGGTTCATTTGTAGCCAATAACATGACTGGTTCATTATTAGGAACTGCAAGTTATGCTTTGAATGCTATTAGTTCATCGTATGCTTTACAAGCTACTACATCATCATATGCTTTATTTGCATTAAGTTCATCATATGCTTCTTCGTCATTAAGTGCTTCGTATGCTTTAAGTGCTTTAAGTTCATCATATGCTCTACAAGCTACTACAGCATCTTATGCTCTACAAGCTATTACAGCATCTTATGCATTAACTGCTTCTTTAGCAAATGAAGCTAAAGATATAATTTTACTTGTTAAAAACGTTACTGGTGTTCAAATTAATAAAGGAGCAGTTGTACGAATAAATGGTTCTACGGGAGATAATGCTTTAATATCATTAGCCGATTGGACAAATGATGGAGTATCAGCAAATACTATAGGTTTAGTTACAGCAAATATTCCTAATGATAGTTTTGGTTATGTAATGACTGAAGGTACATTTATTGGATATGATACTGACACTCCAGGATGGACAGCAGGACAATTAGTATACTTAGGAGCTTCAGGATCAATTACAGGATCAGCTCCTCAAGCACCGTTGCATGGTGTTCGTTTAGGTCAAGTACTTAGAGTACAACAAAATAACGGTTCAATTTATGTTCGTATTGATAATGGGATTGAATTAGGCGAAGCCCATGATGTTAGAGATACTACAACTACGGCTTCATATGGTGATTTATTAGTTAAAAGTGGTTCTGTTTGGATTAATTCTAAACAATTAACTGGTTCATACGGAATAACAGGTTCTTTAGGAATAACAGGTTCTTTAGGAATAACAGGTGGTGTAACAGGTTCATTATTAGGAACTTCAAGTTACGCAGTACAAGCATTATCCGCTTCATATTGGTCGGGTAGTATAATAAATGCAGCTTCGGCATCATATGTTATTCAAGCTAAATCAGCTTCATATTGGTCAGGTTCAATTAAACACGCTGAAACTTCATCATACTCATTCTATGCAGAATCAGTTGGAGGTATTATAAGTGGATCTATTGTAACTACTGGTTCTAACAATTTTATAGGTAACCAAACAATATCAGGTTCATTATCGGTAACAGGTAATTTAAATGTATTAGGTACTGCTTCATTTACATACGTAACTGCTTCTCAAATAGCATTAAGCGCTTCGTTTTTGTCTTTAAACGTATTTGAACCTGCTGAACGTTTTGGTGGTATAAAAGTTTATGATTCTGGTTCATTAGGCCATCAAGCAACCGCTTCATTAGCTTGGGATAGTACAAGAAATGTATGGATTTATCAAAATGTTACCGGATCTGCTAATGCAGGAGGTGTATTAATTGCGGGACCTGAAAATACTGGTTCTTTAGGAGATGAACAATTTTTAATAGAAGGAAGAATTCCTAAATCAGTAGGTGAAAACCATATTGATAATTCAATAATGTCCGATATAAGTGGATCTATTGGGGTATCTGGTAGTTTATTTATTACGGGCTCATTAGGATTAAAACAATCAATATATGTAAATCAAAATACTAGTTCATTAGCTTCAGGTACTCAGATAATTTCTACAAATGCAACAAGTTCATACACTTCAGCATTTTATAATTATGTTTTATCATCAGGTGCAAATGCTAGAGCTGGTCAATTTATAGCAGTATGGAATGGATCTACAATCAATTATACTGATGTATCAACAACTGATATTGGAGTTACTACAAATGTAGCTTTAACAGCATCATTAAACAGTGGAAATATATTATTAACTACAGTATTACCGTCAAGTAACTGGACAATTAAAACAACAATAAATTTCTTATAATATGTATCAAGTACAAATGCAATTTATCCCGGGAAACGATTCAATTTGGGTTCTTAAATTAAATCCTGAAGATCCAATCTATGAATACACAGATGAAACAGAAGCTATAAACAAAGCTAATGAACTACAATCAGCTGACCCTAGCGGAAGATTGTATAGAGTTATATATTTATAATAAACCCCCTTTAGGGATAGTGAACTAAAGAATAATATGGCAAATGAATTTGTAGCTCGCAATGGTGTCATTGCTCAAAATAATTCCACAGTTAGTGGTTCTTTAATTGTAACAGGTAGTATTGCTGTAGGTGCTGCATTTCCCTCACCTATATCTAATGAAAATTCACTAACAGTAGGTCTTCCACCAAGTGGAGGAGCTGGAGAAGGGGGTCAAATATTATTTCAAGCAAGTGGAGGTTTATATACTTCTGCTTCTATGCTTGATAATTATCAAAATAAACTTAGGTTATTAAGAGGTAATAATGCAGGTAGTGATGCTGAAATAGCTAGCTTTAATATGCATAATGGACAATTTAACCTTAGTAAATATACAGGTTCTAATGCTGTTTCAGGTGCTGTTGCGGGTTTATTAGGTGTTGATACTAGTGGTAACGTTATAACAACACTTGGAGGTTCACAAGGTTCTTCGGGTCCTCAAGGATTTCAAGGTAACCAAGGACCACAAGGTAATCAAGGCCCACAAGGAAATCAGGGCCCTCAAGGTAATCAAGGTCCACAAGGAAATCAGGGCCCGCAAGGTAACCAAGGACCCCAAGGTCGTCAAGGCCCACAAGGTAACCAAGGTCCAACAGGACAACAAGGTATAAATGGTGCTTCCGCAGGTCAATACGCTTATGCTTATAGTACCAACACTTCTGCTGGTGATCCTGGAATAGGATTTTTGCGTTTAAATAGTGGTACTATGGCTAGTGCTACTGCTTTATATATTGATCAATACGATCAAGGTGGTGCTAATAACTTGCAAAACTTCTTATCTTCTTTAGCTAATTATGGTAATTCAACTAGAAGAGGATATTTTAAAATAGAAAAACAATCGAATTCATCATGGTTTTTACTATATGAATTTAGTGCTGTATCAGATAATACTGGTTGGTTTACTATAACTTTAAGTAATGTTATAAGTAATGCTGACTTTACAAATAATGATCCAGTATATATAACATTTAGTACATCAGGTCCTGTAGGATTTCAAGGTTTCCAAGGTCGTCAAGGCCCACAAGGTAACCAAGGTCCACAAGGTAACCAGGGTCCTCAAGGTAATCAAGGACCTCAGGGAAATCAAGGCCCAACTGGTTTTCAAGGTAACCAAGGTCCTATTGGTTTAACAGGACCAACTGGTCCACAGGGTAACCAAGGTCCAACAGGATTTCAAGGAAATCAAGGTCCAAATGGACCAAATGGCCCCCAAGGCAATCAAGGTCCAACAGGACAACAAGGTAATCAAGGTCCAACTGGATTCCAAGGCAATATAGGACCTCAAGGAAACCAAGGCCCAACAGGATTTCAAGGCAATCAAGGTCCAAATGGACCAAACGGCCCTCAAGGCAACCAAGGTCCTACTGGTTTTCAAGGATTCCAAGGAAATCAAGGCCCACAGGGTAATCAAGGACCACAAGGCAATCAAGGTCCAACAGGACAACAAGGTAATCAAGGCCCAACTGGTTTCCAAGGTAACCAAGGACCAAATGGACCAAATGGTCCCCAAGGAAACCAAGGTCCTACTGGTTTTCAAGGTAATCAAGGACCACAAGGTAACCAAGGTCCAACAGGATTTCAAGGTAACCAAGGTCCTGTTGGTCCACAAGGATTCCAAGGTAATCAAGGTCCTCAAGGTATTGTTGGTCCTCAAGGTTTCCAAGGTCGTCAAGGACCACAAGGTAACCAAGGACCAACAGGTCCCCAAGGTAATCAAGGACCAACTGGATTCCAGGGCAATCAAGGTCCACAAGGAAACCAAGGTCCAACTGGAGGACCGGGCCCCCAAGGTAACCAAGGACCATTAGGTCCACAAGGAAACCAAGGTCCAAATGGTAATAATGGCGGACCAGGTCCACAAGGTAACCAAGGACCATTAGGTCCACAAGGTAATATTGGTCCACAAGGTAACCAAGGTCCAACTGGAGGACCGGGCCCTCAAGGTAACCAAGGTCCAAATGGAAATGCCGGAGGACCAGGACCACAAGGAAATCAGGGTCCAACTGGAGGACCAGGTCCACAAGGTAACCAAGGTCCAAACGGAAATGCCGGAGGACCAGGACCACAAGGAAATCAGGGTCCAAACGGAAATGCCGGAGGACCAGGACCACAAGGAAATCAAGGTCCGTTAGGTCCACAAGGTAACCAAGGTCCAATTGGGGTTCAAGGAACAGTAGGAGGTCCAGGACCTCAAGGTTTACAAGGATTTCAAGGACGTCAAGGACCACAAGGTAATCAAGGTCCAACTGGAGGACCAGGACCGCAGGGTGCTACAGGAACTTTTACTACTGGAGGTAATATAAGTGCTGGGTATTTTCAATCAAATGGTGCTTGGGGTTCATCACCTTATGGAAGTGGGCATGCACAAGTTACTATTACTGGTACATATGCTTCAATGTATCAAACAGCTACAAATGGTAGTTTAGGATATTGGTTACATCATGTTGACTCAGCTGGTTCGTATTATTTATATGGTGGAAGAGGTGCTGTGAATGGAAGTTCATGGGATTGGTCTTATAAAGCACTGCCAAACCAAGATGGTTCATATGTTGAATTTAGAACAAGTGCAAGAGCACCAATATTTTATGATTCAAATAATACAGGATATTATGCTGACTTAGCAGGTGATTTATTTGCTTATAGAGTATATGGTGCTGCCGATACAAGATCTCCAATATTCTATGATTACAATAATACAGGATATTATTGTGACCCAGCATCAACATCAAATTTAAATGCTGTAACTTGTATTTCATTAACAGAAACTTCATCAGAAAGATATAAAGAAAATATTTATACTTTAGATAACGCTTTAGATAAAGTTATACGTTTAAGAGGAGTTTCATATAATAGAAAAGGAAATAAAACATTAGAAATAGGTGTTATAGCTGAAGAAATAGCTAGTGTAATACCAGAGGTTCTTAAGTATAATGTTGATGGTGAACCTGATGCAGTTTCATACGGTAGAATAACTGCGTTATTGATTGAAGCAATTAAAGAATTAAAAAAAGAAATAGAAATATTAAAACAAAAATAAAATGGCAATTACGTACGCTTACCAAATTACACAATTAGAAATGGCACCTTCATTAGATACTTTATCTGATGTAATAACTCGTGTTCGTTTCAAATATAATGGTATAGATAGTGAATCGGGATATTCAGGTTCATTTTCAGGTGCTTGTCCTGTTCCGTCTCCTAGTTCAGGAAGTTTTACTCCATTAAATGAGTTAACTGAAACACAGGTTATCGAATGGGTAAAAGTAGCACATCCAACAGAACATATGAAGGAACAAATCCAAAAACAGATTCAATACCAAATAAATCCAAATTACCAAAACGTTCCTTTACCTTGGGCCGATTAATAAAGTTATAATATGAATATATATACTTCTGAAGGTGAAGTTAGATTAAATGGCCGTTGGGGAAACGATTCAAACTTTTCGTCTTTGTGGTTCGGAGGTTCAGCAATCACCCCAGATTGGGGAAACCATTTTGCATTTGCTGTAAATTTTGCATCAAATATACCTGATACTTTTATTGGGATTCATATGTATGGTATTAATTCCCCTGCGTCCGGAGGTGATGCTAGATATGCACAATATTCTGTTTATTGGGGTTTTGGTTTATCAGGTGGAGGAACTAGTAAATCTCCTAATAATGATAATAACAATTATTATACAGGTAATTCAGATAATTCTCCTGGATGGTATGGAGCTTTTGAAGGTGGTAGTAGAAGATGGGCTTGTTATGTACAAGCTCAAGATTACGGAAGAAATCTTAGGTATATAACTAAAGTAGTTTCTAGATGTATGGGTTATATAACTATAAGCGTAAGATAAAATACATTAAGTATGATATTAAGAGACGGATCACAGAGTAATACCGGTTTACATTCAAACTCAGCATCTAATACTAGTGCTATTGGATGGCGTAGTTTTTCTTTTGGGTATTATATGACTAATACTGGTGGTTGGAATGATTTAATGTATTTTAGTGTAGTTTCATTACCTGCTCAGTTAAGTATGGGTTTTTTCTGGTTTTCTGTTTCACAAAGAAATTCAGGTGTTCAAGAAAATTGGGATGCAGCTAGAAGTGCAAGAGCTCACCATAATGGATATAGTTTTGAAGAAACGGGTGGTAATAATTATTCAGAGGCTGGAAATGGAATAAGTCAAGGTGGTTCAATACAGGGAAATGGGTATAATTCTGTGGTTATGAGAGATTGGCCTTGGGCAGGAACACCATGTTATGTTACATACCATTTAGATGTTTTCTCTAATAGATGGGATATAATCAATTGTAATTACTCTTAATATATGGCTAGAGCAAATAATTCAGACGGAGTATTTTTTAGAGGAGGAAACAATGGTAACTCAGGTGTAAAACATATTACACGAAGTAGAACAACAGCTTCTGGTGATAATTCCCAACGTGATATGATTAGACTTACAGTATCAAGTGGTACTGGTCAAAGTATAAGTATGGCTATGTGGGTTTATGCTTTTTCAGAACGTGATGATGGAGGTGCAGCTTGGGGTGCTGTTACAATATATAAATCGGTTATATATTGGGATCAAAGCAATTGGAGTATAAGGTATGGAGATCAATATGGAAGTACAGCAAGAGGTTTTGATTTATATCCTGGAATAACAAATTCTGGATCTTCGCTTACTATTTATACCCACCAATATGGTGCTCCCGGATATTCAACTAGAAGTACATTTATGATGCATGCACTTTGGTCCCGATGGGATTGTATAACAATTTCATACCCTTAAATATAATAAAAAAATGGCAACAACATACACAATGAAACTTGACGGAGTTCAAGTTAAATGGAATGAAGAACAATTTTCTGATGTAGTAACAGCAATAACTTATATCATTACAGGTATTTCTGATGATGGAATACGAAAAGATTGGAGAAAACAAATTGCTTTACCTCTTCCTTCATCACCTGATTTTATACCTATTCAAGATATTACTGAAGAGATAATGACTTCTTGGGTTTTAAATAGTCCTGATTATTTAACAGAAAGTGACATCAGAATTTTTAATATTAGATTTGATCAAGAACGAGATCAACAATATACTACTAAATATAATTTTCCATTTATAACTTCTTCTTTAGATCCTAATAGATGGGTTAGTTAATTTAGGGTTTCTTTTATATATTTATATATAACAATAAAATAAAAGTTATGAATGTAAGACCGAGTTTTGACCCTAACTCTTCAGTAAACCAAACAAATTATTATTGGTTTGATAAAATATTCTCCTCAGAAGATTTATCTAATATAGATAAACTTCAAAATTTATATCCTTATGAGTTAGGAACTGTTGTGGGAGGAGATGAAAATAAAGATATTCCATCTCCAATTCGTAAATCAAATATTAAATGGATTTACCATGATGAAAATTCATCATGGCTGTATGATAGAATCCAAACAATGGTTCTAGAAGCTAATGAAATTTGGCAATTTCAATTAAATTCAATTATAGATTCAATCCAATATACCGAATATTATGATGATGGAGGCCATTATGGATGGCATATGGATATCGGTCCTCACCCAATTAATCATAGAAAAATAAGTATTACAATTCAGTTATCTAATCCTGATGAATATGGAGGTGGTGATTTAGAACTATGGACAGGAACAGGACAAGTTTTAGCACCTCGTTCTCAAGGTTGTGCTGTATTATTCCCAAGCTTTATGCATCATAGAATAACGCCTGTTACTAAAGGAACTAGAAAAAGTTTAGTTTTGTGGGTAGGAGGAGGATCTTATAAATAATATGGAAGAAAAATATTTTACTATTGCTACATTAACGCATGATGGCGAAATGCGCCATAAGTACTTTGAAACTACAGTTGATACATTTTTAAAAAACACTAACTTTCCCGAAAGAATTCATTGGCATTTTTACCACAATGGTATTTTTAATTCTCCTATAGTAGAATCAATTAGTAATTTTGTTGAAAAATATCAAGATAGAGTTGTATTTTCCTTTAGAGTAGGAGGAAAAAATATGGGAGTTGGATATGGTATTAATAAAATAAATGAATACGTTCAAGATTACAAATATTGTTTATTTTTAGAAGGAGATTGGATAACATTACCTAAAAAGTTTTCTAACCAAGATAAAGATTGGTTAATTCGTTCATTAGATTTAATGGAAAAAGAAAACTTAGACCAAATTCAATTACGAAAATATTTAAATGATGTTGATGATCGTCAATTTGGTTTAGGTTATTGGACAAATGAAAATAATGTTGAAAAAGTTGAAGATGGATATGTATTTTTAAAAGAACGAGAATATACTAATAATCCCCACATTCGTAGAAATAAATCATTTTTTGATGTTGGTATATTTCCAATGCAAGAATTTCTTGATGAAGAAGGAGACCCAACAGAATTAAAAAAATGTAAAAATTGGGGACAAGCAGAATTAGTAGCTGAACCTTTAGGCAAACAATTAAAATCAGCTTGGTTACAAGGTGGAAAAATGGTACATTGTGATCATTTTCAATATGATACTTGGGATGAAGTAGAAGGAAAAATAACAGGATGTGATCATGATGATGGTTCTTTATTACATTGTAAATATAAATTCATATTTCCACGAGAAGAATTTTGTAAATTTTGTGATAATACTAAACCATTTACAGACTTAGAAAAACATAATTGGCGTTTTGAACAAAATTTAAATAATGAATCATAAATCAATTAATCCAGACATACTGTGGTATGTAGATACTATAGAAGATAGAACAGAAGGTATATTTATTTTTACCGGATGGGTATTTCACCGTTTACATCAAATTCATAAAATTTATGTAGGAAATACCGAATTCAGATTTTACACCCGCGCAGATGTTAGTGAAATATACCCCGATAACAGATTCCCGGAAAGTACAGGTTTTAAAATATCAATCCACGAATCTGAATTAGATACGCCAGTTAATGTTTTATTAGGGAACGGTTATAATATTGAAATAGAATCTCTTCGTAAATTCTTTGTATTCTATTCCGGGTTTCAAGCTAATAATAAAAATTTAGTTGTTGTAGACGATTTTTATTATGAACCTGATATGATTAGAGATTATGCAATAAATAACTTAAAATTTAATGATTCTGATTATCATAGAGGAAAACGTTCGGAACGTTTTATTTTAAACGGAACAAAAGAACGTTTAGAAACTATTTTAGGAAGAAACATTTTAAATTGGGATAGCCCATCATACGCAAATGGAGTATTTCAATATTGCACATCTTATGATCCAATTGTATATCACGTAGATTCACAACAATTTGCTGGTGTAGTATTTCTAACACCAAACGCACCACTAGATTCAGGTACTGCAACATATCGTTCTAAAATTACAGGTAAAACACGATTAGATGGTGATGACGAAGCATATCAACAAACATTTAAGGGTGTAAGTAATGAAATGAATTTTTATGATAGTACATCATATGAAGTAGTAGATAAAGTAGCAAACATATATAATCGATTAGTATTATGGGATGCAAAAGCAATCCATGCAGCTACAAATTATTTCGGTGATAGCATCGAAAATTCCCGTTTTTTTCAACTTTTTTTCTTTGACGTAGAATAATGAAATTTAATATAATAACTCGTTGTAGTCGGTTACAAAATTTAAACACACTTAAACACCATATATTCCAAAAAGGTTATGATATTGATTGGCATATTGTATTTGATACAACTACTCTAAAAGATATACCTGCAGACTTATTAAACGAATTACAAAGTAAAAATACATTTTTTCATTTTGTAAAAGGTAATGGTGAAGATTATTTATACCCTCAAGCTGGAGAAATAATATCAAAGTTAAAAGGATATGCAGTATTTGTAGATGATGACTCTATAATGCACGATGAATATTATAGTGGTATTTCTTATATTATAAAAAATTTTCCATTTGGTAAAATATTTATTACATCACAACAAGTAGATGGACGTGATTTTACAGGACTAGACATCAGAATAGCATCTCCCGAAAATACTTGTTATCAAGGAGTAGATATAGCTCAAATAACATTTGATTGTGGTATATTTAAAAAATATAATTTTACAGGACATCATTCAGCTGATGGATTTTTAATTGAACAAATATATAAAGAACAACCAGATTGGTTTATATGGGATAATAAAATATTAAGTTATTATAATTATTTAGAAACTACACCAACGGCTAAAATCCCTAAAGTATTATTAATAAATGATAAATCGGCTGAATTAAAATCATACATTTCTGCAGATTATGAAGATGATAGTTTAAATGTTTTACATTTAGAAAATGATAATAATATTGAAGAAATATTAACTACATTTAATCCTGATTCTATTGTAACTATATCAGATGATTGGAATAATTTCCCTAATTTAGCAATTCAGCCATTACAAATTCGTAATAAATGGATTACCTTACCTCAAATAGATAATAATACTGGTCAAATAGCATATCAATGTGCTATGGAAGCAATTTTAAATAATGATAATTCACATTTAATATCATATTTTACTCCTGTTTACAATACTAAAAAAGTATTATATAGAACTTATGAATCTTTAAAAAATCAAACATATAATAACTGGGAATGGGTAATAGTTAATGACTCAACTGATGGTGGTAAAACACTTAAAATAGCTGAAGATATTGCTAAAAATGACCCTAGAGTTAAAGTATATGATTTTAGAGAAAAATCAAAAGGAATTATAGGTGAAGTAAAATATAGAGCAGCTAGTTTATGTCACGGATATATTTTAGCTGAATTAGACCATGATGATTATTTAACATCAGATTGTACTGAATTGTTATATAAAGCATCCCAACAACACCCAGAAATTGGATTTTTCTATACTGATAGCGCAGAAATTAATGAAAATTACGAATCACTTCGTTATACTCCTGGATTTGCGTTTGGATATGGCAAATATGAAAATGTTGAATCTGATAACATGAAATATGATTCTTGTATATCACCAAATATAAATCCAAAAACAATACGTCATATTGTTGGAGTACCTAATCATGTAAGAGCATGGCGTCGTGATGTATATCATCGAATTGGTGGACATAATAGAGGTTTATCTGTTGCTGATGATTATGAATTAATTATTAGAACATTTTTGAATACAATAATGATGCGTATTCCTAAATTAGGATACTTACAATTTATGCACTCATCTAACACTACAGATTTATCAAGAAAAGATATACAACGTCGAGTAAGAACGATAATGTATTACTATAACGATAAAATTGCTAAACGATTTAAAGAATTAGGTGTTGAAGATTATTGTTATAATACAAATCCAGACTCTCCATTAAGTGTAGAAAGCAGATTTGGCATTAACGAAAATTATGTAAATAAAATATATAAGTTGTGATATCATTTATCATCCCAACATTATGGAAATGTGATAAAATAAATGAAAGTTTTGATTCATTTATAGATGCTAATATACCAGGTGCTGAATTTATCATAATAGATAATTTTAACCATACACCTAACCGAGTAACTATTAATTGGGGGTGGAAAATAACATCATATCAAACTCATAATATAGGTGTAAATCCATCATGGAATTTAGGAGTTAAATTAGCAAGTAATGATTTGATTTGTTTGTTAAATGATGATATAACATTTAATTTTTCAACATTAAAAACAAATATAGAAACTCTTACTACAATGTCTGAAGAATGTATGATAGGTTTTGATGCAAATCAAAATTTCTTCGATACATTAAATGACAGTTTAGAAGTATTTCGCTTTAATGAAGCTCCTTGTAGAACTTTAGGATTCGGATGTATGATGATACTAAATAAAAAGAATTACATACATATAGATGAACGAATGAAGGTATTTTGTGGGGATGATTTATTATATTGGTGGAATAAAGATAAACATAACAGAAAAATATATAATATTACAAACCTAAAAGCTACAGGTGAATTAAGTGTAACAAGTAAAGACTATGAATATTTAATGCATTCTGAAGTAGATATATTCCAAGAAGTAATTAAAAATTTATAATATGAAAGCAAAATTAAAATTATTTGAAGTTTTAAACTTAGAAATAGAATTAAATGGATTTACTAATCTCGAAAGTGGAGAAAGATTAGTAGAAGGATTACTCCAACAAAAACTTAATTTTGGTTTAAAATATAAATTAAAAAATGATGTTTTAAAACTCGTTGAAGAAAAAAATCAAATACTTCAAGTTCAAGATGAATTAGTATCTAAATATGGTACTGTAGATAAACAAGGAAAAATTGGTATAGATCGTTGGATTGATTTTGAAGATAAAATACTAAATCCTAAATTTGTTGAATTTAATCAAGAATGGAATCAGTTTTTAACTTCAAATGAAAAAGAAATTGAAATAACAGATTTATCATTAATTGATTTACAAGAAGTAATAACTAAAGATAATTATAATATACTTAGTACTTATTTTGTAAAATATGAATAAATTTTTAGAAATAGCTCAATCTTGGATTACAGCTATTAATCCATCAGAAGAAAAACAATTAATAGCTGATCAACGTATTGCTGTATGTAATACTTGTGAAATAAGAAAGTATAATGAAGTAGGAGATTTTTTCTATTGTGGTAGTTGTGGATGCCCTTTAAAAGGTAAAATATATTCACCAGTAGAAAAATCATGTCCTGAAAGTAAATGGCCAGTATGATCAAAGCAACTAAAATAACAGAAGAAGAACTTAACCAGGTTAACGAACTTCGAAAAGAATTTCAAATAATTGCATTAGAAATAGGAGAATTAACTTTAATTGAACGTAATCTTAAAGAAGAACTAATAAACGTTCAAGAAGATATGGACGATTTTTATTCAAGTTATAAAAAAATCCAAGAAAAAGAAAAGGATTTAATTAGTAAACTTGAATCCACATACCCAGACCAAACAGTTAATTTCGAAACAGGCGAACTTTCATAGTTTGCCTTCGTTTTTGATTTTCTGTTATATATTTATTGTAGAATTACCCGAATATATTTAATACTAAAAATACAATGGCAGAAAAAATTATATCACCTGGTGTGTTTGTTAACGAAAGTGACAAATCATTAGTATCAAGAGGACCTGTTGTAACTGGAGCCGCAATTGTTGGTCCAACAGTAAATGGACGTCCATTAGTTCCTACAGTGGTTACCTCATATTCAGATTATGTTTCTCAATTTGGTGAGACATTTAAATCCGGAAGTCAATATTATGAATACTTTACCTCACTAGCAGCTAAAGAATATTTCTCAGGTGGTGGTCAGTCATTGCTTGTTACTCGTGTTATTTCAGGTTCTGCTTATAACACATACGCTCAAGCTTCTGTAGCTTCGTTTGCAGATGCTGCAACACCTTCATTTACTTTAGAAGCGTTAGCATATGGTAACCAAGCAAATAACACAAGCTCATTATCTTCAGGAGGTGCTTTAGCATCAGGTTCTTCAAACAACGTTCGTTGGGAAGTAACAAACATCAATACAGGAAGTGGTACATTTACTATTACTGTTCGTCAAGGAGATGATAATACACAAAATAAAAACGTATTAGAAACTTGGACTAACTTATCATTAGACCCACAATTACCGAACTTTATTTCTCGTGTAATTGGAGATGAAAAACCAGTATATGTTGCCGCAGCAGGTGGTGAAGACGCTTATGTACAATTAACAGGTTCATTTGCAGTATCTAGCCAATATGTTCGTGTAGCTTCAATTAATACTCTTCAAGTCGATTCAATCGATAATGATGGTAATTTTAAGAAAACTCAATACTCAGGTTCATTACCTGCAGTAGGATCTGGTTCATATGGTGGTTCATTCTCAGGTGGTGTAGTTGCTACAAATCGTGTTGCTAACTTTTTCGATAATATTATTTCAACATCTACAAACTCTCAAGGATTTATAGATACAGAATACGAATCAGGTATTGCATTACTTACAAATAAAGACGAATACGATTTCAATTTATTATTATCTCCAGGTTTATTCTTAAGCGGCGACGCAGCAATTACTTCAGATGATATTATAGGAGTTGCAGAAGATCGTGGTGATGCATTCGCAATTGCTGATTTAGTAGCATTTGGTGGAGGTAAAAACGGAGCTATTTCAGCTGCCGCTGGTTCAACTTCTAACTATGGTGCTGGTTATTGGCCATGGGTTCAAACATTTAGCGCTAACTTAGGCCGCCCAGTATGGGTTCCAGCTTCAGTAGTAATGGCAGGTGTTTACTCATTTAACGATCAAGTAGGTGCCGAATGGTTCGCTCCTGCAGGTTTAAATCGTGGTGGAATTGGTTCAGTAATTAGAGCTGAAAAGAAATTATCAGCAGACGATCGCGATGCTTTATATGATGCAAATGTTAACCCATTAGCAACATTCCCAGGAGAAGGAGTTGTAGCATTTGGTCAGAAAACATTCCAAAAACGTCCAACTTCATTAGATCGTATTAATGTTCGTCGTTTGTTGATTAACTTGAAACGCTTTGTTTCTTCAGTTTCTCGTCAATTAGTATTTGAACAAAACACTACTGTAACACGTAATCGTTTCTTATCAACTGTTAATCCATATATGGAATCAGTTGTATCAAGACAAGGTCTATATGCTTACAAAGTGATAATGGACGATACAAACAATACAGCAGACGTAATTGATCGTAATCAATTAGTTGGTCAAATTTATGTTCAACCTACTAAAACTGCTGAATTTATTATCTTGGATTTCACTCTACAACCAACTGGAGCTACTTTCCCAGCATAATAAAAATTTAAAATTTAGATATTTATAATAAACAAGAATATAAACAATGGCAGTATTAGACGCATCAGAAATTATGTTTACCGCTTTTGAACCAAAGGTTCAAAACAGATTCATAATGTATATAGACGGTATCCCAGCTTACTTAATTAAAAAAGCTGCTTCTCCACAATTTGAAGCTAATGAAATCATATTAGACCATATCAACGTTTACCGTAAAATTAAAGGTAAAGTTAGATGGCAAGACATGACATTAGAACTTTACGATCCAATCGCTCCATCAGGCGCACAAGCTGTAATGGAATGGGCTCGTTTAGCACACGAATCAGTAACAGGCCGTGATGGTTATTCGGATTTCTACAAGAAAGACTTAGTGTTAAACGTATTAGGACCAGTTGGTGATGTAGTTTCTGAGTGGATTATCAAAGGTGCGTATGCTAAATCTGCTAACTTTGGAGATTACGATTGGTCACAAGGTGAAGCTGCTGCTAGTATTTCATTAACAATTGCAATGGATTATTGCGTATTGAATTACTAAAATTTGATTGTGAATAACAAAAACCTCTCGGCATATTGTCGAGGGGTTTTTTCTTTTGTATATTTATATATAGAACATAAAACAGTTATATGGAATCAAAATTCAAATTACCTACTGAAACTATTACCTTACCATCAAAAGGTTTATTATACTCAGCAGAAAACCCATTATCTAAGGGAGAAATTGAAATGTCTTACATGTCTGCAAAACATGAAGATATATTAACTAATATTAATTACATTAAAAATGGTACAGCTATTGATAAATTATTACAAGCATTAGTTGTTACTCCAATTAATTTTGATGATTTAATTATTGGTGATAAAAACGCAATTTTAATTGCCGCTCGTATTTTAGGATATGGTAAAGATTATCCTATTAGATTTTATAATACATCTACTAAAACAGAAGATGATTATACAATTGATTTAACTACACTAAATGAAAAAGTAGTAGATCAATCATTATTTACCTCAGGTAAAAATGAATTTGAATTTACGTTACCCCAATCAAAAAATAGTATTACATTTAAGTTTTTAACAGGAGCTGACGAAAAGAAAATCACACAAGAACTTAATGGATTGAAAAAATTATATCCAAACGATTCATTTGATTTAACAACTCGTTTAAAGTATATGATTACTTCTGTTGAGGGTTCGCGCGAAACTAAAGACATACGCGAGTTTGTTGATAATTATCTTACGGCGCAAGATTCACGTGCATTCCGCGAGTATTATTCAAAAGTAATGCCCGATATTGACTTAGATATAACTATAGAAAAAGATGGGTACACACAGGAGGGTGTAACTATACCAATTGGTATTAACTTTTTTTGGCCTGACGCCGGAGCATAGAGTACAAGTATTTTCTCAAATTCATGAAATAGTATTTCATGGTAATGGAGGATATGATTGGGAAACAGTTTATAACATGCCTTTATGGCTTCGTAGGTTTACTTTTAATAAGTTAAAAGAATATTATGATAAACAAGCCGAAGAAGCAGAAAAACAACAAAAGCAGTTAAAAAATAAAGGTAATAGTTCTGAGATATCTCGTCCTAATATATCACCTTCAAAGCAAACTCCTACATATTCATATAAGGCACCTAAAAAATAGGTGCTTTTTATATTTATATTATATAATTATATTATAAATGGCGTATAATTCCGAAGATAACGAAAAAGAGATAAGATCAAATCAAGAGAAAATACTTGATTTGAGTAATCAAATTAATAGATCTTTTGAAAAAAGAAGAGATTTAGTTGGGAGAATTACGGATGATGAAAGAGAATATAAAAATTTAATTAGTGAATCTAACAGATTATCCCAGCAAATTGCAAATAATGCTGAAAAGATTTCCAAATTTCAAGTAAAATCTAAAGATTTAGCTAATTCTATTTCTAAAGCTGAAAAATTAGCATCAGATGCTGCTAATAAATTTGCTGATACTCAAGGAAAATTATTAGGTCAACGAATAGCTGCATCTAATGCTTATAATATACTAAGAGCTAAAGAAATTGGTCTTAGTAAACAAATAAATGAAGCCGCTGATGAAAACAGACATCTAGAAAATCAAAAACAATACGAATTATCTAAAGGACGTAGAACTAATTTAGATGTTTTAAAAGCACTTCAAGATCAAATAAATGCTAATCGTAGTTTTATTAAAGATAACGAATCAAAATTAACTCAAGTTAAAAAAGATCGTGATATTCAAAAAGAGATTAAGGGAAATGTTGATGGTATATTTGATTCTGAAAAACAACGTAAAATTGAATCCCAAATTCAACTTGATAAACTTAGAGGACAGTTAAACCTTATTAAACAGGTAGAAAAAAGTACTCAATTAACTGAAACTATGCTTAAAGGGATTAACAAACTCCCAGGCATTGGAAAATACTTCCCAGAAAAGGATTTAAATAATATACTTGAAAAAGCTAAAGCGACAGCAGCAAGTATAACTGAAGCTGGAGGAAATGCTGCTAGTTTAGGGAATCGATTAAAAATTGCAGGGGGTGCTTTAGCAAGTGCAGGTGCTACAATTGCTGAAAATTTTACAAAAACTGCATTTAGTATAGAAAATATATTAAAGGCGGCGTTTGCAGCTAGCAGAGAATCAGTAAATTTATCTAAAAATTTAGGGTATGGAGCCGCTAATGCTGATCGTGTTAGAGCAAATTTTGCCGGAATTGAAAGATCATCAACTAATGCGAATGTTACTACTAAGAATTTAACAGAAGCATTTAATGAGTTATCTGAAGCTACAGGATTTGTTACTGAATATTCAGAAGATGCATTAGTAACTCAAATTAAACTTACTGAACAGTTAGGATTATCAGGTGCTGAAGCTGCAGGTATATATAAATTTTCAGTATTAACTGGAAAATCATCTGAAGAAACATATCAATCAATGTTACGAGGATATGTTGCTACTCGTAATAGTTTAAGAGTTGGCGTTCCTTTTAGAGCAGCTATGGCCGAAGCTTCTAAAGTAACTGGTCAATTAGCGGCTAACATGGGTTACAATTTAGAAAACACTATAAAAGGTGTTGTAGCAACTAAAGCCTTAGGTACATCATTAGATCAAGCAAAATCTCAAGGTGAAAAATTACTTGATTTTCAATCATCTATTGAAAGTGAATTAAAAGCTGAATTAATAACTGGCCAACAATTAAATCTTGAACGTGCTAGAGCAGCAGCTTTAATGGGTGATCAAGTAGCAGTAGCAGAAGAATTAGCCGCTCAAGGAATGACAGCTGCTAAATTCTCTCAAATGAATACAATTGCCCAGAAATCATATGCTGAAGCTTTAGGTACTACATCTGATGAATTATCTAATCAATTAATGAAACGTGAGCAAGCAATTGCTTCAGGTAAATCATTAGCACAAGTTACTGCTGAAGAAGCAGATGAAGCTGCAAAACGCCAAGATGCTCAAACTAAATTTAATTTAGCTGTAGAAAAACTTCAAAGTATTTTAGGAAACTTAGTTGCGGGTCCTTTAGGAACTATGTTAGAAATGTTAGCTGGAGCTTTAAATATAGTAAATTTTATATTTACCCCAGTTACTGCGTTATTTAATGTTTTTAGTTCTATTGGAAGTGCTATTGGGGGTCTTTTATCGGGATTAGGTATGGTAGGTACAATACTTAAAGGAATTGCTGGGGTCGCCGTTGCATGGGCTGCTTATAGCACATATGCTGCTATATCTACTGCATTAGCTGCTACTGTTATTGGAGGAATAGCCGCTCCGATTGTTGGAGCAGCTGCGGCTGGTGCTATATTATCAATGGGTATGTCAGTTATTAATGCTAATGATATGCAACAATCAGGATATGGTAAACGTACTATATTATCTCCTGAAGGAGCAGTTAGATTAAATGATAATGATACTATAGTAGCAGGCACAGATTTAGGAGGTGGTGAAGGAGAATCTGTTAAATCATCCCCATCAATAGACTTAACACCAATGATTTCAGCAATAAATGAAGTAACTTCTGCAGTTAATCAATTAAACTCTAAGAAATGGGATGTTTATTTAGATTCTAAAGTAGTAGGAACCGGATTAATGCAAAAATCATATAAATCAGCTTAATTTTAAATATTTATACAAAAACACAATAATATGAGCTTATTAGACAATTTATCCAAAATGCTTTTAGGATATAAAGGTGTAAAACCTAAATTCAATTCAGAAACATATGAATCAACTTTACACAATCAGTCATCTACTTTAGGACAACCTACAATCCTAAGAAATCCTTCTAATTTAGATGAAGCTGATAAGTTGAATAATGCAAAATACAAAAGCGCTAAAGGAAGAAAATATTTAGATCAACAATTTAAATAATTGTAATGTCTTTATTTGAAAAATTAAAAGATACCAGTTTAAAATCATTAAAATTTGGTCAAACCGGTGGCGTAGGTGATACTAAACCCTATATTGTAACAGATATTAATACTGTAGATAGAGGGTTTAATCGTTTTCGTATGACTAAATTCGATGATGGATTTATACGTGGGGGTGGTGTTGGTTCATTAAATGCTGGATTAACAGACACTTTACGTATTGGTAAATTTTTAACTGATTTTCCTAAAGGACCATTATTCATTACTAAACAAGTTGGATTACAATTATCTAATCCAAGACTTGAAACTAAACAATTACCTACTAACAAAACAGGTACTAGTTTTATTGGTAAAATAGGTGCTACTGTATTAAATCTAGCTAATAAAATTAATAATTTAGTTGGAGGACCAACTCGTATTTATAATTTAGGAATTAATACGTTAGCACAAGTTCCACTTAATGCATTAGGAGGACATATAGTTCGCCATGGTTTTTTACCTGTTCAAAACGAAACTCAAAAGTATTTTAGTGTAGTTACTGAAAATAACAAAAATGGTAATAACCGTTTAGAAAATTTATATAATACTTTACTAGCAGATACTGATACTCGAGTTAATTTCTTTAAAAATAACAGATACTCTACTTTATCTAAAACAACAATTGACAGTTATATTAGTGGTCCTGGTTCTTTTTATGGGATTGGTAGTACTACTATTCGTAGAACTACATATACAGCAGATAAAACTAAAATTAGAGAATCTTTAAATATTGGAGTTACTAAATCTAAAAGAATAGATGATGATGTAAAATTATATACTTCAAAAGATGATAGTATATTTAGAAAATATAATTCAAATCTTTCTCAAGAACAAAGATTAAACCCACAGAATGAATGGAAAGGAGCTTATTCACAATCTTTAGAACAAAGCTTACAGATTTCAGCTAATAAATCTAAAAATGGATATTATGTTCTTCCTTCAGTAGAACCAACATCATCATTTACTAATAGATTTAAATACGATAAAAGTTTTAACCCAATAAATACTTTTCTTAATTTAGATCCAACAGGTAAAAATGAACAGAATAGATACGATATACCTGAATCTACTTCTGAAGATCATATAACCAGCATTTCTGCTTCTTATGATATTGTTTCTGAAGGTGTAGCTAGTCGTGTTGAAGGAGTAACGGCAGACAGTGTTAGAGGGAGTGTTGCTAGATATTTACCTAAAACTTCTAATAAAACATATAACGAATTAGTAACAAATAAAGTTCTTAAAAACGATATAACAATTCCTATTACTTTAAATACTCCAATAGATGGCATAGATAAATTAAAAACTAATGACAATATTGACGGTATAATTAATCGTAATCCTACTGGAGGGAAATTTACAAATGAAATTTTAGATTATGATTATAATCTATATGGATTAGGAGATGTATATGATAGAAATGATGCTGATATATTAAAAGTAACATTTACTCAAATAGATCCATTTAGTGGTAATGCATTGAATATACTTCCATTTTCTGCATATGTAACTGGGTATAGTGAAACATATAATAGTAATTGGGATGATATAAAATATAACGGTAAATCTGAATTTTTGTTTGCTTTTAATAGCTATAGAAAAACAGCTACTTTTAAATTAATGATTCCTTCATTTAGTCCTGATCAATTAAAAGATAAACATAATAGATTAAAATTATTACAACGTGGACTGGCAGGTAAATATAAAGATAATCGTTTAGGAGGTATAATAACTAAAATTAATTTAGGATATTATTTATATAATGCTGCTTGTATTATAAACAGCTTAACTATTAGTATTCCGGATGATGCATCTTGGGATTGGGGAGTAGATGGAGATCCAAACTTAGCATATTCAATGTTGCTTGAAGCAAATTTCCAAATTACTATTGTTAATGATGAAACACCAGGTTTTAAACAAATTACTACACCAGAACCAACTGCTACACCATCTCCTATCAAACCTACCCCACCACCAATTAAAACAACTCCAATACCAATACCAACAACCATTCCAGTTAATATTCCTAGACCACCAGTTAAATCTATTCCTATAGATTCTACTCGAGTAGAGAAAAAACCATTAAAAAAATTAGAAAAAAATAATAAAAAATTTAAAGGATATGGTGGTGGAGATTTTGGTGGTGGTGGAGCCGGTGGAAATTTTTAAATAAATAACTATGAGATACAATAATTCAGAAATAAAATATACTTTATCTGGAAAGCCGTATTATAGGAGAAAAAACTATCCTCAAATACCGTATTCTGACTCAGATGTATATGTTATTACAACTGTAGGAGATCGTTTAGATACTATAGCTTATAGTTATTATAATAATGCTGAATTATGGTGGGTTATTTCTGTAGCTAATAATAATATTACTAAAGGATCCATGTTCCCTGAACCAGGTACTCAATTAAGAATACCTATTGATGTTAATAGTGTATTAAATTTATTTGATGCTGAAAATAATATATAAATGTTATGTCAATATTTAGAGAACCAATTCATCCAGTAATTTCGGGTTCATTAGCTGCTAGGCAAGAACTAATGGGTAAGGAAAATCTTTCATCCCAAGATATAGCATATCTTAATTCAAAAACAGCATGGATACAATTACGTTCTAGTGTTGATATTGAGTCTCAAGGCAGAGTAAGTGCTGATGGATTAGCTACAGATAATGTATTATTAGGAGGGGCTTTATTATCTGGTAATCAACAAAGACAAGGAATAGGTACTAAAGGTTTAGGAGTGTATGATACTAGTATCTATAATAAATCACAAAATGTAATTGAACCTAATGTACTTGGTCTTCGTCCAATGCCTGGTATTACTAATTTATCTATTCAAAATAAAGGTGCTTATGGTTCATTACGACAAGCTACTGTAACTTTTCAATGTTGGGATATAAAGCAACTTGAAATGTTAGAAATGCTTTATATGAGACCGGGATATACTTTATTACTTGAGTGGGGGTGGTTACCTTATATAAACAAGGAGGGAAAATTCTCTGATAGATTATTCCAAGATACTTTATTTTTTGGACGTAAAGATGTAAATCTCCAAAAATATTTAGCTGATTTAAGAGGTCTTTCATTAAACAGTCATGGAAACTATGATGCACTTTTTGGTTATGTAATGAATTATAATTGGAAGTATAGAATGGATGGTGGGTATGATTGTAGTACTGAAATTATATCAACTGGTGAAGTTTTAGAATCTCTTAAAATAAATGCTTCTGGAGCTTCAGTGTCATCTACTTCTTCAGGTACTCTATTATCTACAGAAAAATATTCTAATATTGAAGATATTCAAAAAGAATATAGAAGAAATTTATTAACTGGTATTATTTCTGAAACATATGCTTTAGCTTTACTAAAACAAACATCAGAAAATGGGGTTGGTTCTTTTACATATGATAACCAAACATATAAAAAATCAGGAACTGTTGATTTTGCTCGTTTAGAAATTGAGTTAGAAACTGAAGGAACATTTAGTGGCGATGATGCCGCAGCAGCAAAAAACCCTGGGGGTGAACATGCTGATGGAAGTATATTAGATCAAGAAACTAATGTTTATATTACTTTAGATTCATTTGTTAAATTAATAAATGATTTTGCATTATTAGAAAATACAAATATTTCAGATACTAGTGGTCCTAATGGAAAAAATATTGTTACTTTATCTACCCATAATAGACCTAATTCTGTAGATGCTGGTAAAGCATTAACATGTTTATATCATCCGTTACAAATTTCAGTAGATCCTAGAGTTTGTATTTTACGTAATGATTTATTTGAAAAAACAATTCAAGGAATTAGTATTGCCCCTCCAGCAAAAAATGATAAAGATATTGAAATACTTCCAGTTAAACCAAATCCAGTATATGATGGAATAATAAAAAATCTTAAAAATATAAGAAATAAAGATGGTAGTGAAAAAGAATTTAAAGCTGAATTAGCTAAAATAACTAGTAAAGAAGCACTAGCCGGTATAGCTGATGCTTATTATATTAAAAGTGAAGGAAGAGAAAAATTTGGTAATTTTTTAACAGGTGGTGGTTTTGTATCTAGTGATTTATCTGTTTCCGAATTAGATGATATATTTGGTGGATTAGGTATTACTACAGCAGATTTATTTTATTCAGAAAATGATACTGAACGTTTTCTTAGAGAAAATATTGTTGCTGATGCTTTAACAATTAATAATTTTATTAATATAACCCCAGAAGAAAGGAAAAAATTAGCTATACAATCAGCTAAAGAAAAAACTAGAGAACAAATTGAAACTTTAGATGAAGCCAAAGAAGAAATAAATAGCTCTTCTCCTGGTTATTTATCATCTTTAAACCAATTACCTAAATATTACCATTCAGGAAATGCTGATCCATTTGCGTATCATGGAAATATTTATCTTAACTTAAGATTATTATATAACTTAGCTACAAGTACTGATTTAGAAAGTGAAGATCCTGGAGAAAAACAAGTTATAAATTTAATGACTTATATAAAAGATATTTTAACATACGCCCAAAATTCAATAGGTAATGTTAATAACTTTGAAGTAGTAATTGAAGATAATGTTGGATATATTGTTGACGTAAATAATGTTCCTGGAAAAGAAGTTGTACCATTTACTTTTGAAGTAGGAAGTAAAAAATCTATTTTAAGAAATATATCTTTAGAATCCCAAATATTTTCAGATCAATCAACTATTATAGCAGTTGCAGCTCAATCAGATGCGGGTAAATTAGGATTAGAAAATAGTACTATGATTGCCTATAATACAGGTATAAGAGATAGAATGATATCTAAAAGAGATAATCCTGTAGCTTCTAATACATCTAAAGAACAACAAGCAGCGGGTTTTACTTTAGCATTAGGTGATTTATCTGAATTATTTAATTCGATGGATAGAGGTTGGGGAGATTCAGAATTACAAGTTGATGATATTGACAAATATAAAAAAGCATTAACTGATATTATAGTATTTTTTACATCTCAGTATAAAGCAGATAACAAATATAAATCAATTTTACCAACTAAATTATCACTTACTACTGATGGTATTGGTGGTTTAATAATTGGTAATATTTTTAATATAGATAAGACTTTTACCCCACAAGGATATAAAGGAAATAAAGGTGTAGGTATTGATTTACAATACATGATTACTAATATAAAACAAGAAGTAGGATCTAATGGACAATGGACAACAATTATTGAAGGAAACCCATTTATACCAGATTCAACTTTTGATAGTTTAATAGCAAGTCAAGGGAATTTAAAACTTGACACTACACTTGTTAAAAAGTATGTATATGATGAAAATACAGGTACCGTTAAAGAAGAAATTAGAAAAAATAATGAACCTGTAAATGATCCTCCACAAGGTGTAACTGGAAATGCTAGAGCTATGGCTTCTGCTATGAATTATGTTTTAGGAGGACCTAGAAAAGGCATAAGTAGGTGTAATCGATATACTTATAATTTAGCTTGGAATTATGTTAAATTTAAAAACGGAAAAGATAAAGAAGCAAAACGAGGTGCTACTTTAGGATCTGGTGGTGATGCTGGTACTGAATTAGCATTTAAAGCTTATGAAAATTTAGGATACACAAGATATAAAGTAGGTTCTAATATGACTATAAAAAAGATCGATGATTATTTAAGTGATTTTAGTAAATTTAATGTTGGTGATGTGATCCAATATCGTTCAGATATACAAGTATCAAAATCAAAAGGAACTGATTATTGCTATCATGCTCAAATATATACTGGAGGAATGGGGTGGAATTCAAAAATAAAAAGTTTTACACCTATGCCGGATGCCGCTCGTTATGCTACTGATGACAGTGCAAATTATAGATCAAATACTAATAGTAGTGGAAGAGGAGCTGGTAATTTCCTTTATGGAAAATATGCAGATTTAAAAAGACCACCATTATTTGATTTATGGGTTTTTAAATTACTTTCTTAATTATATTTAATTAATGAGACCTCCTAAAAATCAAATATTAGAAAATTTATACACTAGTGGTAACGAATATCTATTAGTTAAAACATATAATAATTATGTAGGATATTATCATTCAGTTTCAGGGAAAAAATATGTAGGTGCTACTTATAGTCCTAATTCAATTGAATTAGTACCTTATACTCAAAACCGAGAAGCGGCAGCGTATAATTTATCACAAATTGATCCTGTTTATATGAGAATTAATCCTAGTATAATAAACACGATTAAAAAAGATGAGTTTCCAATTGTCCGAGTTAATTATATCCCAACAAAAGAACCATCATATAGATTTTTTATTAAACGAATAAATGAAGTAAATGCTCCAATATTAGAAGTAAATAAATCAACATATCTTAACGCAGGGAATACTAAATTTTATTATACTTTAAATATACTTTGGGATATAAATAACACACCAAACTACAGTGTATTTGAACGTCAAATGCCGGGAATAAATGATTTTTTAAGAAATTATTCATTGCCTCCAGACGGAGATAATGGTGGGTTTTAATTAAAAATAAAAGGTTATGTTTTATATTATTGAAAGAAAAGATCAATTAGATCAATTGCATTTAGGAGAAGATATGTTTATGCATATTATACCTACAAATGATAATTATCACCCTATTTTACAAGATATTAGCTTAATTTATGTTCGGTGGATAAAAGGACATAAAGGATACATTCTATGTGTTAACCACTCAGAATCATTTTCATTAGAAATCAACGATGTGATTGATAAATTATCTAAAGTCGATAAAATATACACATTAGATAGTAAAGCGGTGTTACATCACTTTCCTACGTTGCTTTCTCGATTAGTTGATGTGCAACTGATTAACTCATATCTTCATTTACAAGATATCAATGTAGAACAATACGAGTCAAAAGTTGAAACGGATTTTAAACGTAAATATTATACTGAATCTCCATCTACATTAATTCCTATAGCAAAACATTATGAAAAATACGAAAATGTATATGATCATATTGAACATACAATTAGTAAAATAAGTGAAAATATACATGAGTATGATTTTTTAAATGATTATGTTGCTCCATTCTTTTTTAATATTGAGAGAAAAGGTATTAAATTAGATAAAGAACCATTTATTAAATACTTTAAAGATTTACCAAACCCTAAATTTTCAGTATCTAAAGGTAAAATTTATACACAATATAATTTAAATACATTAACAGGACGTCCATCAAATGCATTTAATGGTATTAATTTTGCTGCTTTAAATAAAACAAACGGTGAACGTGCTGCTTTTATTCCTGAAAACGATAAATTAGTTGAAATAGATTTTAAAGCATACCACCCTCATATTATATCCAATTTGTCAGGATATATCCATAACAATGATGGAAAATTATATGAACATTTATCTACTCAATTCCCAGGATCGACACCTGAAACAATTAAAGAATTAGTATTTCAGCAATTATATGGTGGTATTAGAAAGGATTTTCAAGATAAACCATTCTTTTCACAAGTATATAACTATACCAATAAACTATGGAATGACGCAGATAATGGGGCAATTGGTACTCAATTTGGTAAACGTTTCACTAAAGAAATGATTGAAAATCCAACACCACAAAAATTACTTAATTATATTGTTCAAAATACTGAAACAATATTTAATGTAGTTCAATTTTCTGCTGTAGCTTATTTACTTAAAGATAAGAAAACTAAAATTATTCTTTATACATACGATTCTATATTATTAGATTACGATTCATCGGAAGATTTATTAGATAGCATAACTTCGCTACTAAAATTTAATTACTCTACGAAATCTGGACAAAATTACGCAGGAATAGAATAAATCATATATTTATGTTAGACTTAAGTTACGATTTATTTAATAATACATTTTTAATGGCTAATAAGCTATTCTGTACATTCACGGCTCCCGAAGAATTAGACGATACTCTAAATACTTTAACAACTAAATACACAATATTATATTCTAAAATATTTGTATTAGAATCATTATCTACAGAAGAATATGTTTGCACATATAATATTGATACCTTCAATATGGAGCAACAATCAGTGTTGCCTAATACAATATTATTACATCGTAAAAAAGAGTCAAATACGTTATATACAATAAATGCATTAAATGCATTAATA